ACGAGGCTCTTCCGATCTTATCTTCCACCGTGCCAAGGTTCAACCGGAAATCTGTTGCAATGCGCTTCAGAAGGTCAGAAGCCTTCAGCCCTTCTTCCGTGATGGTGTCCTTATTCTTCAAATAACGCAACTGATCATAGGCCACAACATCAATGGTGCCGCCCTTGTCACGCTTTTTCTTGAACACAAACCCATAGAACATGGCGGTTCCGTTCACAGTCAGCTTCACCGGATCACCTTCAGCAAAGTTCAGCCCCGGCCCCTTTACAACGGTGAACTCCAACTTGCCGGGGGTTCCCTTGCGCTCCAAGGTCAGCCGTGCGCCTTCCTTGACAACGGGGAATTGGATGGTGCTGTTATGCTGGATGAACAATTCAACTGCCAAACGGAATCACCCCTTTCAGGAAGGCAAAGTAAGAACCTGACCGGGATAGATCAGGTTCGGGTTCTTGATTTTGTCCTTGTTCAGATTATAGATTTTCGTGTAATCGGCCCCGTTGCCCAACTGCTTCTTGGCAATGTTCCAAAGGCAATCACCAGATTTCACCGTATAGGTGGCGGCTTTCGGAGCCGTTGTGGTGGGCCGGGGTGCCGCCTTAACCGTTGCGGTGGCGGTTCCCCCGGAAGTCTTGGCCGGTTGCACGGTCACGGTCTTGGTGCCATAGGCTCTGTACTGTTTCAGGTTGATCTTCACCTTCACATCAAAGCCTTCACCGGCATCATCGGTGATTTCATAGGTTTCAAGGCCAACGGTCAAATTGGTGTAATGGAACATCCCGCCACCGGGCTTCTGCCGGTTCAGAATGAATTGGAACGGGGTCTTGCTCACCTTCAGCCGTTCAAACAAGGACAGGTAATAGGCGGCGCTTTGCGCTCCACCGTTGCTGAAGGGATAGGACACTTGGGGAAGAACCAATTCAAAGGACACATCCGAAAGGCCAGCGGCCTTCAGAATGTTGATTTCTTCCCCGTTGATCAGGGTCATGGTCTTGTTCTGGTTATTGATCTTCACCGTCACCTTGGAAGGGGTGATGGGCATAAGCGTTCCCGCCATATACAGTTTATACGCCATTACTCATGCACCCCTTCTTCAGAAACTTCCAGCTTTTCAGCAAAGTCATTGGCCCAAGCATCCATGATCCCATCCAAATCAGCATCTTTGGAAATGTGGTTTTCATTGTGCTGTTCAACCTTGATTTCAGCGGTAGTGAACCGGTTGATTGCTTCACGCTCCGCAATGTCACGAAGATAGGCCAAATCTTCTTCAGCAATATCCAAGGCATCAGCGGTGGCCGCTGTGTTGTTTGCAATATCGCCGGTGTTCCCGTAAATGCTATCAAGATCATTGCCAAGGTTGAAGGCATCCAAAGAATCAGCCCCCATAGAATCCAAGGCGGAAAAATCAAACATACCGGAAACCTTATCGGCCACACCATCACCCCAAGCGGCACCGGAAGCAAAAGCATCAGCGGCCCAACCATCTTGGAAGGTGTCAAAGGTAGACATTCCTTCATTGAAGGCATCGGCAACGCTTTTATATTCCTCAACATTCCCATAGGCTTCAGCGGACTTGGCCGCATATTCGCTTGCTTTGCTGGTGATCCCGGAATAGTCGAACTCAACGAAGGGCAACTTGTTCAGGGCTTCACAAATACCGGCCACAACTGTAAGGGCCGTAGAAAGAAGGTTATAAAACCATCCCTGAACATTGGAAATGACATTATGGAAGGCGGTTCCGATATTGGAAGCACAAGCCCCCAAAGCGTTCCAGATACCCAAGGCAATATTCGCCACGGACAGGCCAAGGTTTTTGAAGAAGGAAATCACAACCATGATTCCCCCGCAAATCACACCGAAGCCGCTATTTGCAATTCCGGTGAACTTGGCAACTGCCGCACACGCCGCATAGATAGCCGCAATGACGGCGATAATCAGAAGGATGATCCATGTAAGGGGGCAAGCCAAAAGCGCCGCATTTAGGCCCTGCTGGGCTACCGTAGCGGTGAAAGTGGCTCCCGCTTCCATAGCAGTTGCCGCCGCATGAACGGCCTTGGCCGTTGCCTGAATACCCATAATGGCATTTGTCACCAGCGCCACACCGTTATAAATCAGCATAGCGGCCACAATACCCATGATGATAGGCTGAATCCAACTCCAATTATCAACAATCACCGAAGCAACGGAAATCAGAATATCCAATAGCGAAGAAGCCACATTTGCAACCCCCGCAAGCCCATTGATCAGGGCCGTGGTAACTTGCTGGAACTTGGTGCTATTGGCAATCTGGTTGATCTTGGTCAGGATCGGGGCGAACATGGAAAGGGCTTTATTTTTCATCCCGGCCCAAATCTGCGCCCAAGTCTTGGGCATGGAATCGAACTTTGCGTTGGTTTCATCCGCCATAGCAAACATGGCGTTCTTCACCACTTCAGCCGTTACCTTGCCTTCCTGTGCAACCGTCTTGATGGAACCTTCCGCAATCCCCATATACTTTTCAATAGCTCTTGCGATACCCGGCGCACCGTCCAGAATGGAGTTCAGTTCTTCACCACGAAGCGCACCCGCCGCCATTGCCTGTGTAAGCTGGATCATGGCGTTGCTTTGCTCTTGGGCCGTAGCGCCGCCAATAACAAACTGCTTGTTCACCTGCTCCATGAAAGCAATGACCTGATTCATGTCACCGTTGAAGGCGTTACCGGCGTTCAAGCCAAGTTTCGCAACGGCGGAAGCGGTATCAAAGTAAACGGATCGGGAACGCTGGGCGGAAGCCATGATCTTCTGTTCCAACACATCCACGGAACCGCCATCATCCACCAGCAGATTCAACCGGGCCTTGGTGCTTGCCAATTTATCCGAAATGTTCTGCACCTTATTGATCCCGACGATACCACCAGCGGCAACGGCAATTTTCTTGATGGTGGACAGAAGTCCATTGGCGGAATTGTTACCCCCACGAATGGAATTATTGAACTTTTGCTGTTCATTATTGGCGTTCCTGATATTTTCTTCAATGGCATCAAAGGCGGTTCCCGCTTTCGCCCATTCTTCACGGGCTTCCCGGATTGCCGCCGTGTCAACGGCTCTACCGGAAGCCTGTTGCATGGATTCAAAGGTGTTCAGCACAACACCCATAGCCTTGTGCATACTCTGAAGGGGGCTGGTAACACCATCATAAAGGGCAATAGCGGTTCGGATAGTTCCCACAGGGATCACCACCTTTCTTGGAGAATGGCCGGGGCCTTAATGGTGTCGGCCCCGGCGCTGTTTGCGTTCAATTTCCTTCTGCTTCTTCTTTTCAGCTTCCACCCGAACATCAATGGCCGCAATGATGAAGGCCCGTTCACGGCGGGGCAAAGCATAAAAGGCGGAAGGTGTCAAATGAAGTTCGTGAAGGCAATAGTAAGCAATGTTCGCTTCACCATCACCTTCACAGATTAGTTTTTTGCTTCATCAACCTCATCCTGCATGGTGGTATCAAAACCACACACTTCCTGAATCTTGGTCAGGTATTCGGCATATTCGCCGGGGGTCAGCATGGTTTTCAGAAGGGCATCAGCGCCCATGACCTTGTAGCTGTCCTGAAGTTCCTTATCATTCAGATTGGGGAACACGGTACAAGCCACGGCCAGCTTGCCAAGGTAAAGATCATAGTCGGTTTCCTTCTGATACTGGTTCTTCTTGCCGGGAACCGGAACACGCTTGGCACAGGACTTCCGAAGGGCTTCATCCTCGGTGCCGGTGATGGTCTTGATCTCCCAAGGAATGGGGTTGCCATCCTCACCCAAGAAGCGTTTGGAAGCAACAAACTTGATGTTCTCAACGGGAACGGCGTTTTCAGCCAAAAAAGCGGACAGGCTCATTGTTTTTTTCCTCCTATATTTTGATACGAAAAAAGGCCCCGGCCCCTACCGAAGTAAGGCCGGGGCGCTCTGCTTACTGCATACCGGCCAAAAGGCTGAAGGTTTCGGGCATCTCGAAATCTTCAAAGGTGAAGTCCATATCTTCATCCAAGTATTCCGCATCAGCATCAAACTTGGCAAGCAAGCCGCCATCCATATTGCAATCCTTCAGGATCACGGTCTGACGGCCCACGGAAGAAGTGGGATCTTCATTTGTCACCTGAATGTCAAAATAGACATCCTCGCCGGTGTCCTTATAACGCTTCATCAGCTCACGGAAGATGGAAGTGTTATAGTGGAAGGTGGCGGAACCCGTACCCTTCCAGCCGGTGGCCTTATTGCCCTTGCCGGTCTTGCCCAAAATGGGAACTTCCGTTTTGTTCTTCTCAAAGTTGGCTTCAAGGTTGATAGCCTGCATGAAGTTGTAACGGTTATCCCCGATGGTCACGAAACATTCAGCCAAGGAAGCGGAAACAGCATCCTTGGCGTTCATGATGGTTCTATCTGCCATGATGGTTGTACCTCCTTACTGAACATAGACGGTCATATAAAGCTGTTCCATAGCGTTCACGGGGGTCACATAATCAGTAACCACCACGGATTTCTTGGTATCGCCCTTTTCAACCGTCACATTTTCGCCGCTGAAGTTCTCAATGGCCCGAATATCCTGAAGTTCCGTGTGGTGCTTCACAATATCGTTCCAAAGGGAAATCCGGCCAGCGGCATCATTGGGAACCTTGCCAAGATACTTCTTACCGAACAGAACAGCAATATCATTGGCGATCTGATCCAAAACTCGGATCGTCTGGTTGCTGGAAAAGTCGCTGGACTTTTCATCCGTGATGGAAATGAAGCTGTTAATGTCAGTCAGGACACACACCGCTTCATCCACACGATGGAACATGAAGGAACCTTCCCTGATACCGTTTTCAAGCTGTGTCTGCGTGAAATCGGTATCAACATCATATTCACCATCATAGGTCATGTTGGTGGCGCTCTTATTGACCGCTGTTCCGCCGATCACGCCCGTAACCCAAGGGATCAGGGCGGTGGAAGTCTTGTCGGAAGTCAGGCCGTTCTTGACGCTCACAACGCCTTCATAATCGGCCAACTTCTGGAAAAGAACCACCTGAAACTTCTTGCCCACATCATCACGCATCCGCTTTGCGAAGGCCGCAAACAGGGCGGTGATGGTGGCCTTGCTCTCGGTGCAACCCATAGCATTGAAGGTGTACGCTTCCGCCTGATCAAGATAGGTCTGATAGTCGGAATCGGCCACGGTGCCATTGGTGCCGCCCGTCAGGGGCAAGGAAGCGGTCAAAGAAAGGGTTCCGCTGGACTTCCAATCCACATAGGCATTGGCCTTCAGATCGGTGATAGCGGCCACACCTTCCTGAAGATCAACCTGAACGGTTCCCAAGAAGGTTGCCACATCAAACAGCGGCTTCTGTTCTGTGGTGTTCTCATTCGCCGTGATAACGGTACGAAGATCATTACCACGGGTGCCGGGGTATTTGGCCGTTGCGTAGGTGTTAGCCGCCTTCACGCCGCTGGTGCCAAGGCGGAAGAAATGAACGGTTTTGGCGTGAAGGAAGATTTCACGCATAGGCTTCAGTTCATCCGCCGTGTACGCATAGCCGAAAATTTTCTGACTGTTCTTGATAAAGTCAGCCTGTTCCACCGTGAAAATCTTGCCTTCAGGCCCCCAATTCATAGCAAGGGGGATGGTGACAATGCCACGGTCAGAAAGGGTGGCGCTTGCCTGCGCCACAGAAATGAAGTTGATATATGCACCGGGCAGAACCTTGTTCTGCACCAAGAAGGTGCCGCCGCCAAGGGCCATATTATTTCACCTTACCTTTCATAAAGTCATTGATCAGCCCATCAATCTGATCGAAGGTGTATTCCTTCCCATCTTCCAAAAGGACAGACAGAAGATCACGCCGTTCAGCGTAACGCCTGAAGGTCAACACCCGTTCTTTGGGGAATACCACCGGGGCCGTGATGGTCGGTTCCTGTTCGGTGGCGGCTTTCTTTCTGGTAGCCATTCAATCACCCTTTCTTTGGCTCCACAGTAGTTTCCAAGGTTTCCATTGCGGTTTCCTCGGTTTCTCTGCGAAGTGTCAAATTGTAGTTCACGAAGAAGTGAAGAACCCCGTCTTGCACTTCATAACTCATGGAAGTTCCGTGAAGCACATCCCCATTGGGAAGGGTGATGAACTCCAAACATTCCATCAAATCCACGGCCATAGTGAACAATTCAGCGTTGTTTCTCCCGCTGGTTGGGAAATAGTGAACATCCAGCGGGTTCCGGTTCATGAATCGGTTCTTCTGCAACGGGGAAATGTCAGGCTTCAGGACAGCAATGAAAAAACAGGGTTCCTTGAAGCCCTGTTCCACATCATTCTGATAGATTTTGTACCCGGCTCCAAAGGTGGCGTTCAGCTTCATGGAAACACCTTTGATAATTTCGTTGATCAACTGAACACCCCCTTCAAAGCGTCATACAACATATCATTCAGAATGGACGGGGCCAAGGTTTTCACTTCCTGTTCGGAAATCGTCAACATGAACCGCCCCTTCACCCAACTTGCCTTCAGGGTCTTTCCCAAGGCTGGAACATAGCGCCCCGGTGTTTGCCGGTGGCCGTATTCCACATAGGACGCATATTCCAAATTGTTGATGATGGTCACGGTGTACTGCTCCCCATGTTTTTCAATGGGAAGGATCGTCCAAGCGTCACGCAAGGAACCGCCACGATAACCGGGCCAATATTCTTCCTTGGCTTCATCCGTGGCATACGGCGGAACCACACCAACGGGGGTTCTTTTCTTCACCTTATTCAGAAGGATTTGGGCAATCTTCTTGGCGGCATCCCGGCAAAGCCGATCCATGTCAACTTCCGAAAGCTGTTGAAGGCGTTCATCCAGCTTCTTCAATTCCCGGTAATCACACCGGCCCCATCTTCCCATCAGGCCCACCCCCTGAAGGGTTCAAGCATGATTTCTTGATGGTTGGAAAACACGCCCGGTTCACCGGAATGGGCATAGGTGAAGGTTCGTTCCATATCATTTGGACGGGTTACAACGATCTTGCAACCTGCGGGAACCTTCACATCCGGGGAAAGGAACAGCTTCACCACCTGTTGGGCGGTTGCCACTTCATCCCAATTGGTTGAAGTTAATGTTTCAAAAGACAGCTTGCACGGCTGATCCTGAAGAAGCGGCTTTTCTTCAGAATCCGTCAGGTGGGTGACAGGATCGGTGACTTCCTCACGGATGAAGATAGAACACCGATCCTTCCACAACCGTTCCAAGGCGGTTCGCACGGCCTTATTCACCATACCAACCGCCTATAACGGTAGATTTCACCAATGCGCCCGTTGATCAGATAATCAATCAGGCTGTTCAACCTCTGTTCAGGGGTTGAACTACCTTCACCAAGGGCAAAGGTAATGTTGGTGTCACCTTCCTGAATGGATTTCACCGCCGCATCCAAATCAAACCCTTCAAGCTGTCCAGAACACTTCTTCATGTTCAGGTATTCGCCCACGGCCATAGAAACGGCCAGACTTTCCAACCCCTCCGGGATTTCGGAAAGGTTGGAAAGATTTTTGATCCGCCATTGAACATTGGTCAAAACCATATCCAACAACGGATCATCAGCGGCCCCCGCCACGCCAAGGGCCGTTAGCATTGCAACCGCTTTATCACGCAACGGGGTTCACCGCCTTTCTTACGCCGCCGTGATTTCGTACCAACCCTTGGTCTTGGGGTTGTCACCGGAACCGGGCGTGACCTTCACATAGCCGATACCGGAAGCGGCGTAATAGGTCTTGTCGCTGGAAACCGTGGTGTCAGCGGTGACAGCGGCGGAACCGGTGATGATCTTCACCGCCTTGGCTTCATTGGTCATGGCCGCAAGGTAATACTTACGGGAATAAACCGTGTTGCGGCGGATATTGCCTTCACGCTCCTGTTCCACTTCCGTACCCTTCTTATTGAACAGGGTAACAGCTTCCTTGGTGGCAATTACCACTTTGCCGGTTTCGGCGTTCTTCTTGGTATAAAGGTTGATACCCGCCACAGTACCAACATAGCCAGACTTGGAGAAACCTTCCACATACTTCAGATCTTCCTTCAACGCCTTGCGAAGTTTGGCAACATCGGTGGCATTGACAAAGCCGAAGATAGAAACACCTTCAAGGTTTTCCAGATTCAGCATAGCGGAAGCGTCCACGAAGGTGTTGAAATCCATTGTGGTGCTGACCACCGTCAAAGTAGCCTCGTGGAAGGCTCCAAAAATGTCGGCGTTCACGGTGTTGAACATATCCGTACCAGCGTGACGGGTGCCGGTGGTAATGACCATCGGATCGGTCATGGCTTCCTCGTCATAATACTGGAAACGGTTCTGCGCCATCTGAATCCGGTATTCCTTTTCGGTGTAACCGGCTTCAATGGTCTTGGTGTTGCCAGCACCCATAGCCAGCTTTTCGGTGCCATCGGTGGCCTTGTACTTGTGAATCTTGCGAACCATACCAGCAACGCCGGTCAGGTTGTTGTCCACGGTGCAAAACTGCTGAAGATCAAGGTGGCTCTGGTACTGATCTTCAATTTCGTTGGACAGGAAAAAGTTATCGTAGCAAGTGTTTGCCATTACTCATTACCTCCATAAAGTTCTTTGTATTCGTCAGGATGGTTGACGGAATAGTTGTAGCGATCCAAGGGGTTCATGGCCTTCAGCTTTTCAAGGGTCATGCCGCCTTCAGCGCCATCACCCTTTTCAGCGGATTTGGCTCCCTTGAACTTGGTGCCGGTGGACTTCTCAAAAAGAAAAGCCGTGTCCTTGCCTTCCACCAGCTTCTTGACTTCATCATCAAGGCCCTTGACGGTTCCATCCTCCGCCAATTCAGCCTTGCCGATAAAGTCAGCCAACAGCGCCTTGACAGCGGTGTTGTTCTTGGCCTTTGCGCCGGTCAGGGCCAGTTCAACCGCATTGCTGATTTTCAGATTCTTCAGTTCAGCGGCGTGATCATCGTCCTTCTTCTTATTATCGGCCTGAAGCTGGGTGATCTGATCCTGAAGGGCCTTGGTGTCACCAGAAGCCTTCTTCAGCGTTTCAAGCTGGGTGTCACGCTCTTTGATGGTGTTCTTGGCGGCGGTCAGTTCGGTGTTGACCTCATTGAACCGGGCCTTGGTGACGAAGGAACCGTTCAGGCCCTCCATAACCTTTGTGGCCTGTTCTTCAGTCAGGCCCCATTCCAACAGCTTTTCTTTAGTCATTGTTGTTACCTCCAAAATCCTTTTTTACCGTGGGTTAGGAACCACGATTTTCCCCGGTTCTGTTTACCGCCCACCACCGGGAAACGGCGAAAATGGTATGAAAAAACCACCACCGGCCAAAGGCCGGGGTGGTCAGATCATCAATATAGGGATTTTTCATCCAGTTCAGGTGGCCGGTAAGGGGTTCCCTTATCCAAACAATCCTGAATAATGGCTTCCACTTCCGCTTCCTCGACACCCATCAGGGCGAACAGGGGGAAGTTCTCATGAAATCGTTCAAGATATTGTTCAATCAGTTCAGCCATTTTCAACACCCCTTTCACGGCTGATTTGCAATCACCTTCAACATATCTTCATACATGGCATAGGACTTGGGAAGATATTTCTTGATGGTTGCCAAACTTTCCGGGGAAGTCATGGTTGCGGAAGTCATTTCCGCAAAGGCTTCAGTTCCAAGGCCCCAATCAATCCCGTTGTAAGTTCGGGTTGTCCAGTAGGAACCACCACCATGACCAATGCCACAGCGGATTTTTCCACGGGTCGCCCCTTCCAATATATCAGAAAGATCACCGTACTGCAATGGGGTCAATGCTTTTACTTCCGCTTGAACAGCGGCATAAGCATAGGATTTTTTGACCTTGAATCCACCATACTTGATGTAGAAATCAGCGGTGTTTTGCGACATCCAGCCTTTTTGTACCCAATACGGGAAATCATCTTTATGGGCCTTCATGTCGGCAAGAATCCGATCCACCCAATCATTCACTTCATCCTTGATGGTTTGGGGGAAAGCCCCGCCCTTATAGGTAGAAGAAAAATGCCATTGCCCATTTGGGCTTCCAAGCTGGGCCGCAAGGCCATCAATGGCGTGGCCGCTTTCATGGAAAGTGGTTGCGTAAGGGGCGCTCCAAGAACGGCCCTTTCCGTCAGCGTCAATGTTCACATAAATGCTGTTGCCCTGACAGTATGCACCGCCTTGATGGTTCGCCTTTGCAACTTTGATTTTGGTTTCGTACTTATCCCAAGTAGCCTGAAGGTCAGGGCTTGGACAAGCGTCCACATGGTCACGAATCTGATCATAGTGGTCTTTGCCGAACTTCTTTCCAAACTCGCTGTTATAATCACGAAGCGTTTTGGCAACACCGGCCCCGGTTGCAACGGTCAGGCCCGTTTTGGAACCGCCGTTCACGAAGGTCTGAACCCAATCAGCATATTTCATGTTGGCGGGAACATAGTACACATCCCCATCAGCGTTCCGGGCGGCTCTTTCACCGGCATACTTGGGATCAATGGCCGGGGCCGTAGTTCCTCGACAGTTGGGGTGGAATGGCGGCACAGTCACGCCGGGTTCATATTGAGAAATGGGGATCACCTTACCATCAAGCCCACCACAAATGGAACAGGTATGGGAATCCAGCGTTTCAATGATTTCCACCATTTCAACATCCAAATCCTTGTAACATTCCTTGGTGGCAACGGCGTTGAAATAGGTGGTTTCGGTGTTGACCAACCGCCCCGCCTTATACCGATGAACCCCAAACTGCTTCTGAATGGCCGTGGTGATCTTGGCCGGGGAATCACCCCGAAGAAGCCCTTGCGTCAGGCTCTTACTGACCGAACCCACCAAATCATTCTTGTTCAGCCAACAGCGATCCCGGAAGGTTCGCCCGTCCGTTGTCCAAGGCTTTGAAAGCAAGGTTTCAAGTTTCTTCTGATCCAGCCCGGTAATATCCCAACCAAGGCCCACACCCTTCTGAACCTCAAAGGCCGTGCGGGTGTATCCATTGCCCACAACCTTCTTCAACAGGGCATCCAAACTATCAACCTGATTGCCATACAGCAATTCAAGCTGTTGCTGAATACCCGTCTGAACAGCTTCAAGGCGGGAAATGTGGAACCGGGTGGACGCATTTTCCAGCTTCTTCAGCCATGCCGCATCCAACCCGGCCTGTTCACCGATCTTGATATACTGTTCAACGCTCCAATGAAATTCTTCAAGCTGTCCAGCGGTCAGCCATTTCCGGGCATCGGTCAGGCTGATTTGGTTGTTCACCGCAAAACGGGCATACCAGCTTTCAATTTCCTTCTGAACGGAACGCTGTGCATCCAGATACAGTTCTTCCATGTCCTGAATGGTCTTTTGGGCTTCTCTGTGGGCGCTGTCCTCCAAGATGGAAAACCGCCCACGCCAATAGTCCGCATTTCTCATGGGCGGTTCCTCCAATCCTGAAAAATGGCTGGGATGGTTGGAATCGAACCAACGGATCAGGGGGTCAAAACCCCTTGCCTTACCTCTTGGCTACACCCCAATATAAGCCCAACCGGAATTGCACCGGGGCATCAATGGCAAGTACCAGTTACCAAAGATGAACTGTTTTTATGGGCCACAGCTTATATATTTTTGGAGCAAGGACGCATCACCCGAAACGCTCCCCGCCATGGTGCTGAAGGTGGGACTTGAACCCACACGCCTTGCGGCAACGGATTTTGAATCCGCCGTGTCTGCCTATTCCATCCACTTCAGCAAATAAGACTTCCCCATCAGGGCTGAAGGCCCTGCAAGCATTTTCAGCCAAGTCCAACAGGGAAGCATGGTAGCCCGTGCCGGGATCGAACCGGCGTTATCGCCGTGAAAGGGCGGTGTCTTAACCACTTGACTAACGGGCCATGATGGGCCGGGGAAGGGAATTTCACCCTTTGGCGGGTAGGAGTAATAGCACCCCGCCACACTCAATGTCTGCCCCGGCATATATTGTGAAACGGCGGGGGTTATTCGCCCCCACCATTATCACCTTTGTTCTGGTTGCCGGTCTGGAAGGCCCCGGCGTATTCCTGCGCTTGTTCCATTGCTTCATCCTTTTCCTTACGCAACCGGGCCAGTTCCACTTCAACATCTGTAACCCACGGGTGCTGTTCCACAATGGTTTCCGTGGACAGAATACCAACGGACTTGGCACAGTTTTCAATGGATTCCGTTTCATTGATTAGAATGTCACGGTTGAACACGATCTGAAGTTCAGCGCCTTCATAATCGCCCAAGCCCCTGTTGCTAAAATCCTGATTGATGAACCACAACAGTTCTTCAAAGGCCGCTTGGAACTCAGTTTCCATGCCGTTTGCGTCAAGGTCAATGTCAGAATACATGGATTGAATGTTCATCTGGTTTGGATTGCCAGACAACCGATCATCCTTGGCATCATAGCCACGGGCATTTTCAATCAGGGATTTCTTCAGAAGTTCCAAAATGCCCTTGTAATTCTCTGCGCTGATTTCAACCTGAAGGGTTTCAACCCCGCCATCCTCACGAACCTTCACGGCTCCATAAGTGGAAAGGTTGTGACGGAACTCACCAAGATTTTCACCGTCATAGTTCTTCAGAACCAGAATGGTGTTCCGTGCGTCCTCTTGCATATTGTTTTCAAAGTCGGACAGCATCACATTGATACCGTCCTGAAGGGTTTTTACACGGCGGATCAGGGGGATTTCCTGTTTGTTGTACTTGAACGGGATCAGCGGAATCCGTGTCCAGTTGAACCCCTTGGGTTCCTGTCCTTCTTCCTCAACCATGAAATAGTTTTCATGTTCACCGGCTTCCACATCGGCAATCAGCATATCATTTTGATAGATATACCTGTAAATGCCATCGGTTTTGAAGATTTCCACCTTCTCAACCTTTTCTTTCGTGTAGCCGTTCCAAACCTCTTGGGTGTAGTAGCGAACCGCACAATCAAGGATGGTATGATCATCGTCCGCCCAAAACGGAAGAATGTCATAGGCGGGAAAATGCTTGAAGGCCAGTTCCCCGGCATCCGTATAATAGGGGTAAACCCAACCAAGGCCACCGTTCAGGGCATCTTCACACACATACTTCAGAAGCCGGTAAAACCGCTTATTGAAAATCTTGCCCAAAGCGTCTGTGTAACTCTTATCCTGACAATTCAGGGTGAAGGGCTTGCCCACAAGGTAGTTGGTTTTCTGATCCACCATCAGGGCGTATTGGTTATCAATCAGGCGGTTGTTCGGAAGATTGTTCACAACCTGAAGTTTGCCATCCTCGCCAATGATCGTGCGCTGACGCTTCAAAATGTCATGCTGTCCTTCATAGTACAGATCACCACGCAACTGATCCTTGCGGCGGGGGCTGTCCTTCCATTCCTTGATTTCAGCGGCGAAGAACTGATTTTCAGTCATGCCGGTTCGCCCACCCTGAATAATCAGGCGATTGATCCGATCCATAGCGTTATTCAGAAACATAGTCAATCACCCTTTCTATTGCTTAATAAATACAAGCACCCGGAAACACAAGGTTTCCCGTGCGTTTTGTTACTATCATGTTGTTAATCGAAGCTGAAGGCGGGGCCAACCAGCATATCTTCCAGCCCATAACGCATGGCATCCATCAAGTGGTTGAAATCATCAATGGGGGTGTTGATCTTGGCCCCGAACTTATCTTCAGCCCAAGTGTAGTTTGAAATTTCGGTAATGAAATTCACACACCGGGGATGAACAATGATGGTGTAACCCTGAATGTACTGGATTCCGTTGTTGATACTGTCCTTACCCTTCCGGGCCGGTCTGATACGATGAAGGCCAGCTTCCCGCAATTCGTCAATGCTCTTGGGTTCTGCACAATCAGCCTTGATTCGTTCCTTGGCGTAACCCATGGCGGTAATCCGTTCACAGATTGCCCGGTTGGTCAGGGCCTTTTCATACAGTTCATCAAAAACCCAAATGGTCTTTTCCGCTTGGCTCACCAGCCCACAGAACAGGGCCGTGGGATCGTTGGTATAACCGAAGTCAAGGCCGAAGGCGCTTTTCACACCGGTCTTTTTGGAAATAGCCTGAATGTCAAAGGCTTCTTCCCGCCAATTATCAAAAATCAGGCCATCCACAATGCCCCAACCCCCAAGGCCAGCCACTTTGTAACGGCGGGGGTTGTTTTCCTTCATGCTGTTGAAAACCTTCAAATCCGCCGCATCCAGCCATTCATTACACAGGTAATTGGTGGTTGTGGCGTAAATCTGCCCATCCGGGCTGATCCAGCTATCATGGAATTTGTATATGGGGTTCCCTTGGGCATCTTTACCGGTGATTTCCCCGAAGAACCGCTTCCTGATCCAATGCTTTTCGTTCCACGGGTTGAAGGTCAGCGTGATTTGCTTGAACAGGCCCGTTTCTTCCGGGATAGCACCACGGATGGATTCATCCAGCATATCGAAATCAGATTCATTCATAATTTCGTATGCTTCTTCAATCCAGCACCAGCACAGATAACCGATTTCAACGGTAATTGATGTGACTTTCAGGGGATCATCAAGGCCCCGAAAGTAAATCTTCTGACCGGTTGGAAGGTAGGTCATTTCAAGGGGGCTTTCTTTGATTTCCCAATAGGCTGAAACCCCAAGGCGGTTGATTGCCCATTTCAGTTCGGTGAAACAGGAATCTTTCAAAGTTCTGAACACCTTGCGAACCACAAGGGTATTGGCTTCCGGGTATTGCATCATCCGTTTGATGATGTTCAGGGCCGTTGTCTTGGATTTCTTGGAAGCACGGCTTCCCTTACACACCCGGTAACGGCCTTTGAAGTTCCAGAAGGTTCCGTAACCCTTGCCAACCACTTCAGGAAGGTGAACCCGTTTGGCCTGTGGGCTAATCTTCAAGTTGATCATCCCCCGTGATAATCACCGGAACGGCCCCTTCCACACCTACCTTGTCCGTGAACATACCATAACGCTTGCCGATCAGTTCAGCGGCCTTCAGCCTTTCCTTGGCTCCAACCTCTTTCTGCGTCAACTCTTGGCAACCGTCACCGCACAGGATCGGGATTTCTTCAGTATGTTCACCCCGCATTACCGAAGTCAGGTATTTCATGACTTCTTCAGCATCAGCGATCTTGGCCGAATGAAGTTTTTCAAGTTCGGTTTCGATGTACGCTTTCAAGTCAGGTTTTGCAAGGTTTTCAGAACCCGTCTGCTTTGCGGTCTTGGGCGAATACCCCGCCTTGATTGCCGCATCCGTAGCATTGCCGCTGATCAGGTATTCATCACAGAACTTTCGCTGTCTTGGTGTCACAGGTATTCACCCCTTTCATTAGGCATAGAAAAAGCGCCCCGGTTTCCCGTAGGCGCAATTTCATATTTGTATTATAAACTATCGTGGGGCTGTCCTGCTACAACCAATAACTGTTCATTACTGTTCGCAAATGCAATCAAGGCTTTACCGTGGGTTTTATACACCCATCGAATTTCATGATCCATTTCATCAGCAATCGAATCCCATTTCATGTTCTGAATATACCGGGCAATCAGAATATTTTGCTGATCAAGGTCAGGAATCCGTTTGATCATATTAAAAGCCGTTTGTTTCAGGTCAATCAATTCATCAATTCGGATGTTGATGGTGCGTTCAAGTTCATCAATTCGGGCAATACCTTCTTCAAGGGTATTCTTGGGGCCGGAAGTCTGAACCTTGTCCTGCTTCAGTTGGCTTCCGGTGGAAGTCAAGCTGGAACGCAAGGTGGCAACTGTATTCACAAGCCTGTTAATCAAGGCATCGGTTTTATGGATTTGGGAAAGAAAGTCCTTGGCCTGTTGGGAAAGGTCTTTGTCATTCACTATGTAACACATCCTTTCTGGAATAAATGTTGAAGGGCATCAAACGCCGGTATATCAAGGGTTTTCGGAAAATCCTTCAACATTCAAGATCAGAAGCGCCTTCTTCACTATTATTACATTCTTCATATACTATATATTTTTCCTTCTAAATAATTGAAGTAATCTGTCGAATGTTGAATGTTGAAGGATTTCACAGAAAATCAAGGTATTGCAAGGGTTTCAGGGCCTTCAACATCATTCCACATATATTGAAGGCCGCTGTTCCAACCCCTACTGAAGAAGCACCTGTTCAGGCGTTCCGGGTAGGAATGTTGTCTGAAAGATACCAGACAATCAGGAACCAAGCGGGATCAATGTTGTAATGCTCCGCCACGGCCATCAAGAACAGCGTCAGGGCCAGCATCACCAGCATTTTCTTCATCGTTATTCACCCGCCTATTCCATTGATTTTCCGCTATTTCTCTTATATCTGATCCGGGTGTTTCAACCCCACATTTTCTGCAACGAACCCAATACCACCCATCATTATCCATGAAAAAGGGTTCTCCGCCACAGAAAGGGCAAGGCTTATTCATCATCTGTATTCCCTCCCGGTCTTACGGTCTTTGATTTCAATACGGTTCAGAAGTTCAAACCCCGCCAAACGGGTGATGTACTTCAGGACGAAGATCAGGGTGTTCACCCGCTTCTGCTGTTCATCCTCGTCACGGATGATGTTCTTTGTGCCGTGGTAGGCTGTCGGATCGTGATACCCTTCAGCATTTTCCCAAGGTTTAGGCATCGGTTTTCCCTCCTTCTTCTCTGTACCATTTTTCAATGTCACACCCAATGTCCTTCAACCTCCCAATTCATTCCGGTGCTGTGACCGGTAAGGATCGAACCCTTCAGGGTAACGCTGTTCCAGCTTTTTCAGGTTTTCTTCCATGACCGTATCAAGGTCAGAACCAATGGCATCACACAGAACGGCCAAATACCAAGCCACATCACCAAGTTCTTCAATCATGTGGCGCTTATCCAGTTCATGGCCGTGGAAGAAATGCTTCTTCACCTGTTCGGCCACTTCACCGGCTTCACCGCAAAGGCCCAAGGCACATTCCAGCTTCAGCCGATCCATGTTGGAACGGTCAGCGGTTCGCAAGGAACCCCGCATATAACGGTTAGCGTTCATCGGCGTGTTCCTCCGCTTTCAGATCGTCCAGTTCAAGAACCGTCATAATGGCGTAATTGGCAAGGTCAATCAGGGTATCACGGATAGATTCATCCTTGACTTCCTGAACCTCGGATTTGGTCAGGCTCTTAAACCGGGCCAGCTTATCCCCAAGTCTGATCCGGGGCATTGCCATTCCTTCTTCCGTGAAGGTCTGGTGAAAGCTGTCACCATAGTCATGATTTTTTCGTGCGTACAAGGCATTGATTTCCTTGCAAATATCGGAATGGCGTTCCGTTTTGGTTTTAGGTAACATTGAAATCATCCTTTCTTTCAGTTGAACCATTTGATCACCGGATCACCGGTGAAGCCCTTTTCCCACACATACCACGCATAAGCAATGGCGCTTTCCGGTTTCCCGGTCATATCACCGTTTTTATAACAGGCCAGCCGGGAACGGCTGATATAAACTTTTCGGGGGGGGGTATGCCTGAAGAACTCACCCCGTTTTTGCCCCTCCAAGAACTGAACCTTCAGGAACATAGCCACTTTCCCACCGGGGCGGACGCTTTCAAGCGCCCTTTGAACAAATTCAAGCCCCATTGAATACGGCGGGTTTGTGATTATATCGCCTTCAAAATCGTCCAGTGTTTCCTTCAGGAAATCCAGCGGTTTAGGATCACCGAAGCCCCGGTAAATCAGATCAGTTGAAATGACTTCATAACCGTGGGCCTGAAGCACCTTGGAAATATGGCCTTCCCCACAGGCCGGTTCCCAAATGACCGGGGAAAACTGTTCCAGTTCCAGAAGCATTTCTACGGCCCTTGGATCGGTGGCGTAGTAATCAAATGCTTCTCGTTCTTCAGGAACATGGTTGGAACTGCCTAATGTGGTGAACACCTTCTTGGAACCACTCATTCTGCGCCACCTTCCATTTTCTTTTGAAATTCTCTATATTGCCGGGTGTATTCATAGGATTTTCCAAACACATGAATAGCGGCTCTATAAAGATTTGGTTCAAATTGTTCAGCAACGGCAAGTTCTCTTTCAAAAAACTTTCCAAATGGGCAACAAGCGCAACCTGTCCGATCAAGTCCATATTTGCAATAACAGTCAGAATGAACGATCCCAAACGCTTCTTCATACGCCTTTTTATCGTCCTTTTTGAACCAAAAGATGGGCCTAAACTGATCCGCTTCACCGCAAATTTCATCAAAACATGACTTGTATGCGGTTGATCTGATTCCACCTTCTGCCTTTCGTACCCCTTGAATAGAAAGATCGGGATTGATGATTTTTTCCACCATCTTTGCCGTTCCCTTTTTAGCTCCATCACAGCATCCCGACGATATGGGGAAATCTGGTGGATTGGCAATCATAAATTCCTTTAACCATTTTCGGTTTGAAATGTTTAATTTGGACTTTTCGCCCCATTGGTTACACCACCAGCGCAAGGCAGATTTACAACGGGGATATTCCGCATATAGTTCTTCAAATGGCTTATCTTCCCACTTAAACCCGTGTTTCTGAAGGCGTTGAATATTATTGCTAATCTTTTTGCTTAAAAAGGGAACCCCATATTTTTTAACGCCAAGGGGAACCGGAATTTTAGCCCGATAGCGTTCAATCGTAATTCCATACTTCTGTTCCAAATACTCCAAGTGGCGTTTTGTAGCGGCAAATTCAAGACCGGTGTCAAAAAACGCATAATGAACTTCACTTAATGGGTAGCCGATCCGTTCCACCAGATCAAGGACAATATCGGAATCCGCTCCACCACTTACGCTGACCATGATTTTCGGATACATGGTGAAGGGATGAACTTCAGACTTCCCACCGCCATATCCATGAATTTTTCCCCACGCCTTCACAAACGCATTGCACATTTCAAAGGTCATGTTTTCCTTGGGAACGCTTTCCAACAGTTCCGTCATACTATCAAAAATCTGAATCATTCCGCATACTCACTTTCTACAAATACCCGGCATTTCCCAAGGCGGCTGATCCACTTATCCACGATCACCAACCCACAACGCTTGGTGATTTGTCTGGAAAACTCGATGTTGGAAAGGGCTTGGAAGTTGTTTGAAATGCAATATTCCTTATACTTCCGGTAAACCGTCTTGGTAGGCTCATTCACAATGGAATCCAGCCCAATTTCTTTGATGAACCCAATGATGGGGTTGTTGTTTTCCTCGTATTCGTCCAACTGCCCCTGAACTCTGGTGGAAGTGGTGAACTGTGCATTGCCAAGAACCCGCTTCAACCCCTGAAGGCCAAGCAAGGCCAGATATTCCATAGAACCCTGTTCACACAGTTCATCCTTGATGAATGGGCGGAAGTCAGCATCATTGGGGGTAAACTTGGCATCGAAGGGAACAATTACCAAACGCCGCTGAACGGCTCCGGTTTTATCCTTGATACGGGGAATGTTGTTGGCGCTGAACAGGAACTTGGAATAATTGTTGAACTCAAAGGGATCTTGGCCTTTGCGCTCCACATTCACCCGATCACCCGTGACCAGCTTCTTGAACACGGAAGCATTGGCAATAAATTCATCACCAATATCATCACCGATGTTTGCCAGCTTGCCGAACAGTTCAGCGGTTTTGAACCTATCGCCCAATTCCTTCAGGTCAAGGGAAGCAATGTTCTGATCTCCAAGAAGGTTCTTCACCACATGAAGGAAGGTGGATTTGCCGTTGCTCTTATCGCCAATCAGGATGAAGGCTTTACCAAGTTCGTTGCGGCGGTACATACAATAGCCCACCATTTCTTCCAGCAAGGCCCGAACTTCAGGATCATCACAGGCCAGCCGGTTCAGGGTATGATCCAACAGATCATCATGGGCGGCGGGGTTGTACGGCCACGGGATTTTGTTTGTAATGACCACATCCGGGGTGAACTCTTTGAAGGAACCATCCCGGATATTGTAAAGGCCGTTGCTGAAAGCAATGATATTCGGGTTGGTGGCCTTGGTGTTTTCCTCAATCATGATTTCCAGATAGGACAGGACTTCTGAACGCCACGCCCGTTTCAGGTTGCTGATCAGTTTGATCATGGCCCCTTCAATTTCACCGGCACCGGAAACATAGATACCATCCTTGTAAATGTGAAGCTGGTTATTGATCTTCACAATATGGTTGTTGTTCTTCAGGTAGGTGGCGAACTTATCAAATAGGAAGGTTTTATCCCGGAAGAAGGATGTTTTCTTGAAGGCATCATCCCGAAGGATCACATCAAGTTCCTTGTCGGAAAGGGGCTTCTTTAGCACATAACGGTTAATCAGCCTGATACATTCACGGGCTTCTTCCTTGGTGAAATCGTCACTCTGAAGGGTCAGAATGTAGTTGAACAGGGTTTGGTTCCGCCCATCACCTTCCCCAAGGTTCGGGAAATCATAGTTACTTTTCACTGGGGTCAGCCACTTGGGAAGTTCCTGAATCTCCCCTTCAGGGAAATCATACAGAATGGGCCGTTCCACGCCACCGGACTTCAAGATTTCATAGCTGTTATTGGCTCCAACCTTTCCATCCGTGGTGATACCCACGGCCAAGGTGCATTTCGTCCAGCTTTTTTTAACACCACAGTTCTTGAACAAGAAGTGTTTTCCCCGTGTGGTGGCGTACACTCTGCACTTCAGTTCTAAATCCTGAACAATTCTGAACAAAAGTTCAGATGTTTCCGCATCGTCCACATCAATCAGGATGGTTTCTTCTCCAAGAATACCGGCGTATTCATCAAGGTCTTGGACTTCTGAACGGGTTTTCAGTTTTTCAACGCCTTTGAATTTTTCAAGGCATTGTTTATTTCTGGTAGGCACATAGCCCCTAAACAGTTCCATGCTTCAACGCTCCCCCCCCCGAAAGGTTTTATTGTTCATCGTTCCACCCCGAAATCTTTCAACCGATCCCAAGCAACATCAATGTAATATTGCTTGTCCAGTTCATCCGGGATAGGAAGGTTGGTCACATCATCATTGATGAAAAAACAATGATCCGGGGTGTTGCCGAACTTTTCAGGGTTCTTTTCCCGGCCCTTGACGATTTTCCCGGAAACCTTGAAGATTCCGCCCTTGCTCTGATCCTTGGAAGCGAACACCCGGAAGGTTTTATCCGTCTGAACCTCACCGCCGCTGAAGCGGGTGATTTTCTTAGAACGGCCTTTTTCATCCCTGATCTTGGCTTCCGTAATCACCGGGGAATAAAGGGCATATTTGTACTTGCTGGACACCTTCACAACCTTCTGAAAATCTCGAAGATTGGAACATTCCATGATGGTTGTTTCCGGGCTGATCCCATGAAGGAAATAGTTCACAATGGCCCGGTTGACAATGGGAAGGTCATAATCCAGATCAGACAGCTTTTTGACATAGGCACCCTTGCACTTCCAGCGGGGTTTCCCTTTTTCATCACGAAGCGGCCCGGAAGGAATAATGATGTAATTGTTCACATCCTTCTGATACACCTTTTGAAATTCATCAAATTCAAGGCGCATCCCGGTTCTTTGCTCCCACTCCCAACACAGATCGTCCAGCATTTCAAAATCTTCATACCGGCGAAGTTTGACCAAAATACCATCCGTGTTGCTCTGGATGATTTCACAATGATCTTCCAGCCGTTCAATCAAATCCAGAAGAAGAAGCTGACCGCCCACACAAACATTGTTGGCTTGCCGGGGATCATACATGGCATTGTGCTTATCCTTCATAGCGCCATAGGTGCTGTTTAGAACAATCTTGTAAGGCTGTTGCATGGGGTTCTTCTCCGCCTTCAGCTTCAGGCGGGTGTGGTAGATTTCCGCATACTTGGAAGGATCGTGAACATTACGGGAAAGCCACTTATAAACCAGCATCAAAGACGGGTAATAGGAAGCCACATCCACATTGACAAACCAACCTTCCCCGTGATATTTGGGAATAGCCCCGTGAAGGCCACCCCAAGCGAACACATGGGGAACCCCGGCCACATCCAGTTCAAGGGTTTTGGAATAATCACGGTTCAAGGGGTTCTTGTACCAATTCAAAACTTCCGTGTATTTTTCGATCCGCAAGCTGGGCGGGAACTCAATTTCAAATTCATCATTGTGTTCCCTTTGAACGGCCCCAAGGATTTTGGCGGAAAGCTGTGCTTTGGTGCGGCCAATGTCAGAAATGGGAAGGTGGAACGCCTTCACAAGTGACATTTGGGCATCAAATTCATCTTCCTTCCGCCGTAGCCACACTTCCACTGTCTGTTCCACATCATGGCGGCAATATTTGACCGTTTCGGCCAACTCTGCTTCAGTCAAAGGCCGGTCAATGTCGAAGGGAACAGAAGTTTCTTTTATGGAATGGCCCATGAACGCTTCCAGCGCCTTCAGGCTGATTGGCGGGTTCGGCATCACATCATAATTGATCAGCGGGTATTCCCTGAACAGGCTTGAATATCTGTAACCGGGTTTAGCCTCTGCAATGATCCAATCATTCACAGGCTTTGGATCAAACCCACACAGAATGGCCTTCAGAATGTACTGATCATAGTTCCGGGAATTGTAACCGGCCCAAATCACACCCTTGTGTTCCTCATAGAAGCGTTTCAGCTTGTCGGGATCGTTGATAATCACGGTTTCTTTTCGGGCGTTCAGGTCGATCAGGACAACCAGCCAGTCATACCGGAAAACCTCAAAATCATAGAAGATCATCAACTCACATCCTTTCAGCTTTTGTGAAATCTGTCAGCGTTTCCGCCTTATCAGCCCCGCCACGGGAAGGCTTTCACTTGGGGCCATTCCGGGGCTTTCGCCCCGGCTTGAAAGTGAACTTTCAAAAATGGTTCGTGTCCTAAAAGACACTTCCATTGTAAAAAATTTTGGGTCAGTTTTCAACCTCGAAAACTTCTTCAACGGTGATGGAATTGAAGCGGGAATCATCGTAGTCCACCGCATATTCCAAATTTCCATCAATGGCTTCCGCCACATCAAGAACAAGCTGGGAAAACTGCTTGTAGCTGGTGAAGCTGACAGGAACACCGGAATCCAGCTTTTCAAGGAAGCCCATAGCAGAAGCGATCATGTTCTTGTCATTCTTGGTGCCGTAAAAGACACGGTTCATGAAAAGGCGCTGGTTCTTGAACTCACCGGACAGGATTTTGAAGGACACGGCCAGCATGGGGCGGTTGGGATCGGCCTTGGTGCCTTTGATCTCCATGCTTTCCAGCTTCACTTCATACTTGCCAGCGGGGATGGTGGGGAAATCACCGCCGCCGTTCTTCTTGGCATCCTCCACATCAGCCTGAAGGCCCTTCAGATCAACAGAACGATCAATCTTGTCAAAATCAATAGCCATAGTTTTTTACCTCCAAAAAATGTATTTATTAAATGGTTTTCAGAAGATCAGCCAACCCACCAAACAGGGTATCAAGCACCTTGGCCGCTTTGTCAGCCGTTTCCTTGGCCCTGTTCATGTTGTCAACTTCTTCTTTCGTAGGGGAAAAACCACCGTCAGGAATGAACAGATCATCAGGAAGAACGGTGTTCAGCAGATGATCAAGGGCCGCATCCGCCATCACATCACAAAAATCTTCATGATGTTCAGCGTAATTCCGAATGGCGATCTTGGCGGCGGAACGATGAAGTTCGATCAGAGCTTCACCATCAGCACCGGGCGGGGGGGGGGGTCAGGGTGGGGCACACCTGAATCTTGCGGAACAGGCCACGCTTGTTCATTTCCTCTTTGAACTGGTTCAGGGCATCGTTTTTCATTTTGGGTTCCTCCTTATATTTGGTTGGAAATTATCTTTCCAATTTCCCTTACTGCATAGGCGATCTTCTCACGGTTTATCCGTTTTTCTTGAAGAACACCCGTGATAACTGCGGCTTCCGTCTGAATGTCCTGAAAGGCTCTGTGATTGCTTTCAAGGTCAGCTTCATAGGAAGCAAGGTCTGTGTTCTCACCGGCCTTGGCCGATCTGACTTCTTCATCAGCCTTTTCAGCGTATTCCCGGAAATACTTGGCCGCTTCATAGCCCATGTGCTTTTCAACCAGATATTCAAAATCACGGGCCTTGAAAATGGTTTCAGGCTTCCCGGCAATCATCAGCACATCAGCCATTATTCTTCACGCTTCTTCCGGGTACGGCGGGGCGGGTTAGCATCCGTCTTGGGTGCGGGTTCCTCTGCCTGTGCCTTGGGGCGATCCCACAGGGGGCAACCATCGGGGCCGCCTTCCTTGTGGCAACGGTGGCCAGCGTCAATGGACGGACAAAGGGGGATTTCCGGGTTCTGATCGTGCTGTCTGAAAATGCGTTCACCGTCCGGGCATTTGGGAAGATCGTTCCAAGGCGGGGTGTCACCGGTGGCCGGTTCAGCAACAGAAACAGAATCATCCTTTTCACCACCGCCCGGTGTCCAAGTTCCATCAGGATCACCACAAGCCGCCTTTGCCGCATCTTCAGCCGGATCATAGTTATCAGCCGGGGGCGGGGTTTCAGTCTTGGCCTTTCTGCCCCTTCTGCTGGGCGCTGTGGTGGGCGTGTCGGTGGTTTCAGGTGCGGGGGTAGCCGGGGTATTGCCGCCACGCTTCACGGCTCCTGCGGCCTTCTGGTTGGCTTCCTCGTAGACTTCACAGAAAGCGTCATAGGTCAGCGGGATTTCCTTATCACGGACAGTCAAACGGCCACCGCCGAAGATCACTTCAGAAGTCTTGAAAGACAGCACCCGTTCATCATCGTCCGCCACGATACGGGCCACCAGATCAACCATACCGGCCACCTTGTTTGCCACCTTATCCTGAAGGTTCGGCTTGATGGAACTGATCTTATCGCCGCCCTTGCGGGTCAGGTCACGGCTTCTGTCCTCATGGCTGATCAGGATGATGTTTTCATAGTCCAGATTCACAAGCCGCTTCAGGGTGTTCAGGAACTCACTTCTGACCATATCCCACGCACGGAAGGAATCATCAGATTCATGCTTCCAGCCCTGACGGTCACAGATGTAAACCCGGCACGATTCATAAACATCTTCCAGAAGGTCAACCACGATGGTTCGGAAATCGTTCTGTTTCTTTTCCAGTTCGGCCACGGCATCCATGAACACTTCATAGGCCAACTTGCGCTTGGTGATACGGCCTTCCACCGTAACGGTGTCACGAATGGCGATATAGGGGGCATCCACAAACTTGATGTTGCCATCCGTGTTCAACATCAGGGGATCGGGGAACTGATTGGCAAAGAAGGTTTTGCCGCTGAAGGGTGCGCCGTAAAGCCACACAACCTTCTTCTTGGTGGCGTTCAGATCACGGCGTTCATTTTTGGGAAGTAACATATAATCCCATCCTTTCTGACAATATTCTTCATACTCACACCATCCACAAAAATGGTTTGGGTTCTTGAGAAAGTCTGTAGCTTCAACCATGTGCTTCACATCGGTCAGGAAGTCCACAATCTTCATGGGGTTGTACTGAACCGGCATCAGTGTTGGTTCAGCATCTTTCAAGGCCGCTTGCAAGCGGTCACGGAATTGGGAAAGGGTTTCGGTGCTTTTCTGCCTGATCTTGGGCTTGGGAACAATCAGGAAATACATATTTCTGATCCGGTGGCCGGGATGGGTCAGTTCATACCAATACTTGTATTCGTGAAGCTGACCGGAAACGGCGTAGTTCTTGGCGTTGTTGGAATACTTGAAATCGTACAAATCAAACGCTTCAAATTCATCCAAATCTTCACCGGTGATCAGCCCATCCAGCTTCAGGCCCTTCCCCACGGGAACCAGATAATCCATGAAGCCGATGAAATCAGCGTTCCCAATAGGCAATTCAAAGGTTCCGCCCGGTGGCAACATGGCCTTTGCCTTGGGGATCATGGCTTCCAGCTTCATCATTTCATGAATGTGATCATCCGTCAGAACCGGGAAGCTGTTCTTGTAGAAGTCAAGGGCTTGTTCAACCCCTTCTTCAATGCCGGTGTGAAGGGCGGTGCCAAGGATCAGGGCGTTGTCTGCATCCGTGTTCGGGATCGTGTCTATCCCTTCCACATATCGCAAGCGGTATTTGTATGGGCATCTATCAAAGACTTCAACCCGGCTGTGGGAAACTCGCATTGTTTCACCCCTTTCACAATAGTCTTGAAGGCTTCAAAGCCTTCCGGGTAAAGGATGAACCCGAACCCCTGTGAACCGTTGATTTGGGCCAAATTACGCTTCTGAAGCACAGATGGGGTTCCATCGGTGGCCTTCAGCTCCACTTCAAGGGCAATGCCCTTCACGGTGATCCGCATATCGGGAAGGCCGCTTTTCACATACCGGCTTCCACCCCAACGCTTTTCATAGAAGCCACAAGGCGGGGCGCTCATGCGGTCAACAGGTTCACCCAAGGGATATATCCCTTCAGCTTCCAGCCATTCCTTCAGGCGATTTTCAAAGTTTTTTTCACCGGCCACGGCTCACCCCTCCAACATCTGAATCAGGCTGTGAATACCTCTGACTTGGGTGAAGCCCTGAATTTTTCCTGTTCCAGCGTAGAATTGGAACAGTTTATCATCAGACTTCCTCCAACAATGGAAATGTCCGGTTTGCTCATTCTTCAGTTGGTATTCAATGCCGTGGGCTTCAAACTGCTGAATGGCATAGGCGATCCGGTCGGGGTTCTTTGCAACCCGTTCTGAATGAACCTGTTTGGCATGATTTTTAAGGGCATCCCATACTTCATCCCTTGCCATCGGCTCCACCACCTTCCGCCAAATAGTCACACCATGCAAGGAAGGCACGGCGCAACGGGTTAGTGTTGCCATCATCGGCCCATCCAGCAAAGCCAATCCACCCATCCCGGTTGAAGCTGATACATTCACGCCGGGTGAAATAGTGGGCGTTCATGTAGATGTAACACTCGGTAATGTGGCCGTTGGTGGCCTTCTTCATGTCAACCCGTTTGCTCAAAGTCATGGTGACGGAAGTTTCACCAGCCTTATTGGATTTCTTCAATTCCTTCTGAAGCATCATGCAAAGGATCAAAATATCACCTTCATCAATGCTGTCATAGGTCAGGCCCTTGGCGCTGAAATACTCCCGAAGTTCATTATTGGTGCAAACAGGTTCAAAGCCCCGGCAACTCATGACTTATCCCCTTTCAGGGTGATCTTCACATAACCGGCCTTGGCGGTGGTCTTGGAACACTCGGAAGCAATGTCCGGGTATTTCTTCTTCAGCTTGGCGGAATCAATGCTGGTGGCATTGGTGGGCTTCACAAGGGTAAGGTTCAGAACATCGGATTCAAACTTATCCACGCCGAACTTCACCATTGCTTCATACAGCTTGGCCTTCATTTCCTTTTCCTGATCCTCAATGGTCTTCTTGTGGGCGGTCAGAGAAGCAATGGCGTTCAAGGTAGCAAGCTGGGTGTTCTTGAACTCCTGAAGGGCCGTTTCTTCATCGAAGGTGGCCGAACCACAGGCGTTCGGGTTTTCCTGACAGGAATCAGGACAAGTGTGGAAATCCGGGCATTTGTGGCAACACCCATCAAATTTTCCACGGGGGCAAGCATTTTCACATTTGATCATTTTTCGGGTTCTCCTTTCAGATAAACATTCAACTGCTTCAGGCCGAAGGCGGAAGCGGCTTCATGGTTGTCAAAATAAATGTC